AGCGGCGCATGCGCCGACGGCGAAACCCGTCTCAATGCCGACGCCGAGTGCGCCGCCGGGGGTCGGCGTACCCGGCGCCATACCGGGCGCGTAGGCCGTGGCGAGTGGGAGGCTCACGTTCGACACTGCGGGTCCGGCGGTCGTTAAAGCGACGCCAGCGGGCTGGATGACCTGATTGAGCGCTAGAATGCTGTCGGACATGAATAGGGCCGGGAAACCGCCCGCCCCCTTCTTGTCCTTGGAGCCGCTCCCGGCCATGGAGAGCAGGCCGGAGCCCTGCCAGAAGATCGAGGGGCCGATCTCGTTCGAGTATTCGGCCGGCGGGCCGCCGTTCGGCGCGCCAGCGAACCCGCCAAGCGAGATCAGAGGGCCGGTGGAAGCAGCTTGCGCCATCTCAGCCTCACTGAGTCGGGAACGAGCCCCAGAGGGCGCGGAAGTCGAAGTACCCGAAGCTGTAGCGCTCGTAGCCCTTGACCAGCAAGTTGTCGCTCGTGAAATCAACTTGCATATCAAGCTCAAAGGCCACGCGCTGGAGGTACAGCAAGCCCTCCTGATCGGTCATCACGAACCAAGCGGTCGGCGACGTCAGATAGTCGTGGACGAGATGCCCATCGGGGATGCCGCCTGACGTCTCAGGGATTGCGTTGACGTCGTTGTCGTTCGTACCGGGCCGTAAGACGGTCCGGAGCAGCCGGATGGCGATCGGCTCCAGCGCGATCGGCACGACGAGCTTGCGGGCGCGAGCCTGCATGCGGAGGCCGGCGTTGTCACGGAACGAGCCGCGAATCGAGGCCTGCGCGTTGAGGAGCGAGGCCTCGTTGAGATCCATATCGATGGCGAAGCGGTTCGGAACGACGCCCGTGTCGATCGGATGATTGAGGGAGCAGAGCGGCTGCTGATCCCCGAGGATGGTGGGATCGTAAATAGTCGCCATGTTGAGGGGATAGGCGCCGTAAATCTCTTTGGTCTGGTTGAAGCTTTTTTGCAGACCGAGATTCGATGGCTGCCACTGCCTCTTGTAGAGGTTGTCGTCGATCATTTTGCGGGTAAAGGCGTACCCGAGGCCAATTTCCTTGTGGTATTGGTTATAGACGTAACGCTCGCCCGCCTGATTGTCGAAGGTAGTCGGCCCGCCTTCATTCTTCAGTGCAGCAAGGCCGAGGTAGCGCATCGAAGCGGTGCGCTCCACGGACATGTAGCTTTTGTCGACCTTGTAGATCTTGGGATAGATCCGATCGAGGTCCTTATACTGTCCGGCCACCTTGCGGAGGCCGGGGAACAGCAGGTCATAGGCCTGGGCGACTGAGACGGCCATGGGTTACTCCTCCTCAGATGCCCGTCAGGCTCTTGTAGTCTTGGTTGTTGAACGTGACGTAAGCCCAGTTGAAGGGCGTCGTCGTGTCCGTCCCAATAGCTCCCGGCGGGTCGCGAACGAGATCGACGATGCGGAAGGGGTAAAGGTTTGCGTTCACCACATTGCCGAGCGGCGGATTGGTGACCATGTCGAGCGTGGCGCCGGACTTGCCGGTCTGGGTATTGCCCACGCCGATTGCGAACGTCGCGTTCATGCCGATCATCGCGAGCGTGATCTGCCCGTTGCCTTGAACTCTGAAGACGGTGAGCGGGTCGTCGATGACCTTCGCATGAACGTCGAAGCCGGTGCCCGAGACAACCGCGTCGTTACCGGGCCACCAAGGCGAGGCGATCCACTTCTTCTGCGAGATCGACATGTACTCGCAACCGATGAAGATGCCGCCGATCGGCGTAAGCCCTGCCGCCGCCGCCGCCGCAATCGCCTGGGCGATATAGCCGGTCGAGAGCTGGGCGATGGGGTCGCCCGTGAAGATGGGGGTGGGGTTGGTGGCGCTGATCCAGCGCCGGCTCATCTGATAATTGACGGCGGCGCCGAGGCGGTGGCTGTCAGCGAAGCCGAAAGGCGCATTGGGGTTTGGCATGGTGATGACGATCCCTTCCGCAAGAGCGGGGTTTTAGGGTTCGTCTCACCGAGCGCCGGACGAGACATCTAGGTCGTTCAAGCGAGAGCACGAGCGCCGCACTCTCACCTTCCGTCTTAGTCGGGAACGCCTATGGGGCCAACGGAACTCCCCACCCGAGGCTGCGTTTTCCGATGAGCGTCGCGTGGCGCCGTGCCGGCTGGCGCCTCCACAAGTTTCGCTTCCGAATTGCGCACTTGATCGGTGGCCTTCAGTTTCTCGCGCAATCTTCGCCGATCTGTCAACTCCTTCGGTCTCTCCATCAACATGAGCCCATCCAAAATTATGGTCTCATCTTGGTAGTCAGGATACAGCAATTCCCTGTGTCTATTGGCCGGAACGGGCGCCCAGCCGCTGCGGAGCAGCTGAGTCGAGTAGTGCGGGAACTGCTTGCCGAAGACGGTGTGGGTTTTCCATTCATACGTCCAGCCAGGGGGTGATTCGGCATAGAATCGGTCGAGGTAGACGTCGCTGTCCTCCTCGTCCATGTCGCCGTACTGGGCCCGCAGCTCGCTGATCCTGCGCCGCGCACGCTCCATGTGATCGACGTAGCCGGGGCGCGCCTCGTCCATGTCGAGATCACGATAGCCGGGGCGCGCACCATTGCGTGCGCCCATGAAGCCTTCTTCGCCTTGGAAATCGGTCATGATCGGGCTCCCAACATCTTGCCGCGCGACTGCGCGTCGAGCAGCTCGGCCGCGTATTCGTCGTCGCTCATGCCAAGGACGTCGCGCGCATGCTCACGCTGGCGGGCCGTGAGCGCGACCGGCGTGCCGCGAGGGCGGCCGGTGCGCAGATTCGGCGCTTCCGCGCGAGCCGGCGCGGCCATCCGGCTCTGGTTCAGCTGGCGCTGGCCCTGGCGTGTCTGTGTCATCTGCGGTGCGTCTCCCACGCCAAGCAGCTCCTCAATTTTGTCGAAGTAGGCGTCGGTTTCGGGGATGAGTTTGAACCTGTTCACGGCGATGCGATGCGCGCCGTCGATCCCATCGATCCCGGCCTGATCTCTGACCGCCTCAGGGTGGCTCCTGATCCACTCGGCGCTCTTCGGGAAGCCTGTCTGGTCGAGATGACCGGATAGTCGCTGCACGTTGGCCTGCATCGTCTGTGCAGGATCAACGTATTGCTGCTGCCGCTGCGGTTGCGGACCTTGCCTGGGCTGCGGCTGCTGCGGCTGGCCCTGCTGCGCCTCGGCGACGACGCCCTCGCGCATTTCCATCAGCCGTAACAAGTTGGCGCGCGCGTCCGAAATAAGAATCTGGGCGTCGGCGGCGCCCTTGTGGTCTCCGCGATCGAGCGCGCCCTGGAAATAGGCTCTGGCCTGCTCGGAATCACGCTTCGCCGACTCGATCGCGGCATCGACCATCTGCACATTCGACTGCGTGAGACCGCGCTCAGCCTGGACGCGAGCCTGATGCTCCTGATGCGCGATCTGGGCGGCGCGGTTCGTGGCCGCCTGCTGGTTGGCGAGCTGGCGCTTCAGCTCAAGAACGCCTTCGTCCTCCGGCTCTGGCTCCGGCGAGGCGCGCATCGGCAGCTCGGGCTCGACGCGAGGCGCCGGTTCCGGCTTCTTGTCGCCGCTGCGGACCGGGATGCCGCCAACGACGACGGTTTTCGGCTCCAGCCGCTCTTCCGGTCTCAGATCGTCATCGGGCTCATCGATGAGCGCGCCGAAATGCGTCGCCTGCTCGGGGTCTTCCAGTTCGCTGCTTACTCTGGCCATCTCAGAACCATGCGTCCGGGTGATCGATCTTGCCTCGGATGTAGACGTCGGCGATGAACCGGACCTCGCGAGAGCCGATCATGCCCTTGAGGCCGTCCGAGGCCCGGTAGACCACCCAATCACCGGGCTCGACGTTCTGGTCGTAGAATTTGACGGGGCCGTCATCGACGAAAGCACGCGGCCCCTTCTTCAAAACCATCCCGACCTTGCCCTGGTAGCGGTCCTCGTCGACCGCCTCCTCGGCGATCTCCAGGCCGCTCGCGGTGCGCGTCGCCGGCCGGATGTAGGTCGCGATGAGGACTTGCTGGTTAAACGGCTCGACCTTTTCGAGATCGTCGCCGCAACTGTTCCAAATGACGTCTCGGGGATCCTCAAGATGGAGGGTTACGATTCTATGATGCGCGGGCAAGCGGACCTCTTCCGTCTGTGTCTTCTTCGTTGTCGATTTGCTCGATCCATTCGAGGACATGGCCGAGCGCTTCCAGATATCCGGCGCGCTTTTTGTAGTCGGGGAAGTCAGCCGCCGCGCCGTTGATCAGCGGGCGCAGCATTTCCTTCTGCTTGGCCTCGATGCGCTCGGTCAGCTTCTTCGCGACGAAGATCGACATCGCGTCCATCAGCCGTACCTCGTCTCGCCATCGGCGGCGAAATAGCCGGGGTTTTCCGGCAGCTCTTGGCAGGCGTGATAGAGACCCCTCGCGACGATCTCGACGTCCCTTTCTTGGGTCTCGACGAACGTCGCGACGATGGTCTCCTTCGGCCGCGCGATGATGCCCGCCGCCACGAATTGCGGATTGTCGTCACAGAGCGCCGCGAACTCACGGAATCGATCGCCCAGCTCGGTCCGCGTTTTGCTCTCGCCGGTAGGGAGGCCTGCATCCATCATCTCAAAGACCTTTCTCCGCCCCTCGGCCGTCTCAAGCTTCAGTCCTTCCATGTGGCCGCCTTAACTCCCCACATTTGAGCGCCCTGCGCCTCGGTAATGGCGATCGACCACAGCCGCGCCTTCTCGCCCTTGGGGCCAGCTGTGCGCGCTGCGTCGCAGATGTCGATGATCTGCGCGTACAGCTGCTTGAGCTGCGTCACCGTCTTGTCGCCGCTGGGATTGAAGTCCAAGCCGACTGCCTTCTCGCCAAAAGTGCTCATTCGGCTAGCTTCACTTTCCCGTGACCCTGGCGCTTGGTCTTCTCCATCCGACCTCGGCCGGAGCCCGCACCGAACTTCTCGGAGATCCGGCCGCCGTGCGCGCGGCCCATGCCTGGAGGCGGCATCCCCGGCGGCATGCCACCCGGAGGCGGCATGGGCGGTCTCGGCGGGGGCGGCGGCATGCCAGCGCCTGGAGGCATCCCGCCAGGAGGCGGCATAGGCGGCATGCCCTGCTGCGGCGGCGGCGGAGGTGGAGGCGGCACCATGGGGTGCGGCATGATGGGCGGAGTCGGGGGTGGCTGCTGGCCCTTGTCGCCGCCGACGATGACGTTGACGACGGTCTTCCCTTTGGCGCCCTTGGCCTTGCCGCCGTGCGCGCGGCCCACTCGACCGCCCTTGGCGCGTTGGCCAGCATCGAAATCATGGGCGGCGGACATCTGATCGTCCGCCCACTGCTTGGTCGTATCATCCCACTTATCGTCCGGCGCCGAATACCCACGGGTGCGCTCGACAGGTCCACCCGCATCGCGGCCGACTCGGCCGCCCTTCTTGCGGCCCAGGCCCGGTAGTCCAGGGAGCTGGCCGGCGGGGGGCGGCGTGGTCAGGCCTGGGGGCGTCCCGGCAGCGCCTGGGGGCAACGCGCCGCCGAGCTGCCTGCCAATCCGGCCGCCCTTGGCGCGGATCAGCGGCCGATCGCCGTAGCCCTTCGGGCCGGAATCGGTGAGCTTGGAAATGTCGCGCGTCCGGCCGCCATTGGCGCGACCGGCGCGACCGAGCGACGGCGCCTTCGCGGCTCCGCCAGCAGCGAACGCAGAAGAATCGCTCGTGCGGGCGGCTTTCCGCCCATAATCGTCCGCCGAAGCGCCCTTGTCTCCGTTGCCGGAGCCGCCGTTTTTGCCTGAGACCTCAAACTTCTTGAGTTTGTCGGTCGTGAAGGCCTTCTGTGAGTGTTCGCCCATGGCTTGACCCTCTTTGGGGTCCAGCCTTTCAACGCGGCGATTTATGGCGCCGATTGCAATTGCGCGAAAGCCTTTCTATATTTGCAGTTGGTGCAAATAGGAGTCGAAATGAGCACGCTTACGCAGGACATCGCCAAACATGGCGAGCGAAATGGTCCGGTTCGGTTTGCCTCAAAGATGCAAGCCATTCGGGCAGCGCGGCACCCCGATCTCGCCGTGGGGCTCGCCGAATATGAGCGCCATCGACGGCTGCTCGCCTCGTTGCCAGAAGATAAAACGGCGCGGAAATAGAGAGTCGAACGATGGCAAAGCAGCTCCCCCCAAGAGATCATCCGAACTGGCAGCAATGGGCGAGAACGAGCCCGCACGTCCGTGGCATGCTTAAGAGCGGCGAGCCGCTCACGCGCGAGAGGTGGCTGCGGCGCAATTACGTGTTCGATGACGTTCCGGATCAAGTGCCGCCGGAGGTCGAGGACATGATGCCGCCGCCCTTCCGCAAGCGAGGCTAGGGCCGGAAGGTATTGAACCAGCGCGGCGGATCGATCCGCTCGCCCTGCGGACCTAGAATCGCGTTGTGGGCATCCTCCATCGTCATCTGGTTGTTGTGGTAACGCTGCCAGATGCCGTTGGTTATGTCGGTTTGAGACGTAAAGCCCGTCCTCACGTTCGATTTGGCGCTCTTCTCTCTCGCTGACCACAGACCGCGAAGCGCCTCCCAGGTGATCGATTGCAGCTCGCGCGGCAGAACCCCCGCGTCCCTGGCCGCCCTGCGATAGGCCTCGGCGACGTGCGGATAAAATCCATTGAGCCCAGTTTCAGCATTGCCGGGGGAGGCCGCCCCCATGCCAGACGCGGCCTCGGGCGAGCCCGCCCCAAGCGGGCGTAAGAGGGCCGCCGCCACCGCGTGCGTATCGCTCGTGACATCGCCCTTCCGCGACCATGGCGCGATGATGTTGTTGAAGAACGAGCGCACCTTATGGCCACCGCCGAGCGCCTCTGAAATGTCGCTCATGCTGTTCGCGCCAAACGCCTTAATGGCGTTCGAGACTTCGCCGGTCGATCCCCACGAGACTGGGATTGGCTGGCCCTTTTTGTTGGGGAACTCATCCCCGTAACGGGCGAGCACGCCGTCGTGAGTGCCGTCGGGATTGTTGATGTAATAGCCGTACTTGCGGTCGCCCTTTTCATCGATCCAGTGCGATTGGGCGCCGGTCTGGTCATCGGTCGCGATCAGATGATCAGGCGGCCCATGCGCCTCGTAATAGGCGCGGGTGTAGAAGGCCTTCTGGTCCGGGTCCATCTGACCCCATGGCACTCCATTGACCTCGGCGAGTTGCCTTTGAACGTCCTCCCGGCTGACTGAATTGGGCGCCATCTGCTCGCCAGTTCGCGCGTTGAACCGCGTCTCCTTGCCAGTTGTCGGGTCGGTCACGACGCGCTCCGAATCCTTGCGGAGAGCGTATTTATTGACCCAGTCGGTCATCGCAGGGCTCATCGTGGCGCTGGGGTCCGTCGTGCCAGCGGTGTGAGCCACCCAGTCCGCAAGCGCGACGTTCTGGTCCCAGTCTTTCTGCGGCGACATCGCCGCGACAACGCCGGCCGCGTTCTCGTGCGGAATATCGTGGGTCTGAGCGATGCCCTGCGATCGGCTATTCGCGCCCTCGTACCAAAGCTTCGACCCACTGCGCACCGCGCCGCTTACTCGGCTGTAGAGGCCGAGGAGATTGTCCTTCATGTGCTCGATTAGCGCTTCTTGCACCGCCGCGTCGCTCGCCCCTGGCGCCACCTTGACGTAGGGAATCCTGCCGTTGCGGACCATGTTGGCGACGGATTTGCCATAGCTCGGCACTGTATCCGCCAACTCCATGCCGACATGCGCGTCGTTGTTCGCATGGGCGGCCTGTTCGGCATCGATCGGAGCGTTTGCGTCCTCCTTCCACGGGACTGCGGTTCCGACGCGACTCTCGGGGAACTCGGGGTCGATGTGACGTTTGACGCCATTGATGTCCATGATCAGCGCGCGAGACGCGGACGCGCCAGCCGAGACGTCCGAGCCCGTCGCCCCAACGCGCGTCGCCGCCGCCTCCGGCGCCCGAGGCATACCAGCCACCTCGCCGAGCATCGGCGAGTCGAGCATCCCAGTGAAATCGCGGCCGAGCGAGGCCTCGCTCTCTGGGCTCATGGTGCGGAAGCTCAACGGGCCATAGCCCACCGGGTTGGCGGCGACGCTGGCTCCAAACTTCCCGAGGCCTTCCGTCGCCGCGCTGACTGCGGGCCCCACAGAGCTAAGCTCGTCCCCGAGCGTCTGGCCCCACCTCCCGTACCAAGTTTGCGGCGCGGCCGGAGTTGGAGCGGCCGGCTGGTCCGGCGGCTGGGTGGCGCGATCGTCCTGCACCATCTTGTCGAGCGCGGCGAACCCAGCGGCATCGGGGTCTCCGCCATCGGCGAGCCCGTGGCGAGGCTGAGTGATCATCGCGAGACGCCGCCGCAAGTCCGCGTTGAGCTGCACAGGACCGCCGCCCGCGCCGCCGCCGTCATCGAACCCGACCCGGCCGCCGCTCCCCCGGTACGGCGGCAGCATCAGCTCATCCCACGGGACGTCGGATGTCTCCCATGGGTGAAAGGCCTTCGCGATAAGCGGATTGCCGGCGCGGAACGCCGCGTTCCGCGCCTCGGCCTCGCCGGCCTGATGGGTATACCAGTCCGTGCCTGCCTGCCATGCAGCCTCTTCGGCCGCCCCACCGGGGATCTGCTCCTGGCCGGCGCGGACCAAGCCTTTGAAGTGCTCCATCTCCGCGACGTCATCGCGGCTTGCGATCGGAACTCCCTTCTGCCCCGCGCGAGCGGCGTTGACGCTGTCCCGCAGATAATCGTTGTACCCCATCGGCTCTAAAGATCGGTCGAGCCGCTTGTTGAAGAACGGCTGCGCCGATTTCGTCGACAGGACTTGCATCGGATTGAGGTTCGAGCCGCCGGGAGCGAAGCCCTCGATGTCTTGAATTGCATGCGTCGTTTCGTGGATCGGGACCGTCGAATCAGTGGGCATGTCGTGGCGGAACAAAAACTTTCCAGGCGCTCCAACGCGCGGAAATTTGGTTGGCGCGAAGCCGCCCAGCATCCCCATTCGGTCGGCATATTCCGGGTCCAGCATCTCCACCGGAGACTTCGCCAAGTTCGGATAGGCGGCGTACTGCTCGGGGTTCTGGTAGACGTCGCCCAGCGTAAGGTTTCGGCTGAAATTCCCCTGGCCGGTGAAGGTCGCGCCCTCATCCGGCCGCTCGAACCGCCACAGGCCTTCCGGGCCTTGGAACCAGCCCGTTTTGCCGATGATGTCCTCGGCCGGCGCGCCCTTCCTGGCCATCTTCTGCGCCATCTTCATCGCGCCGAGATCGGCCGTCTTGGCCCATGGACCGAAGAAGCTGGCGAGCGTGCCGAAGCCTGAAGCCGCCGCGCCCGCCATATCGCCTCGGCTGTAGGCGTCGACCCCCTCGGCCGCCGTCAGCGGCGCGCCGACGATTGGCGCATAGGACGCCGCCTCCAGGCCGGTGCTCGTGGCCGAGCCCATGCGCTCAGCGCCTTGGGTTGGCACGCCATAGCGCTGCGCGGTCTCGGAAACATAGTTGCCCGCGCGATCGAAGAGAGGCGGCGTGTACGGGTTCGCTGATTCCTGGGAACGGGCGGCGATATACTTCGCCGTCATCGGCTGGCTGGGGTCCGGCGACGCCGCGACGTGCCCCGCGATCGTCGGCGGCGCGCTGGAGAAGGGGTCGTGATCTACCGGCGAGACATCATAGTCGTTCGGCGACGACGCCATCGAGCCGAATGGATTTCCATCGACCGGCTGGATGTCGTAGTCGCCGAGATCGTCAACCATTTACCTACGAATCGTCGTTGTCCGCACAACCGGCTGACCCGGCCGCACCGGGGCCTGCTGACCCGGCCGCGCACCCGGCCGCTGACCCGGCAGCCAACCGGGACCAGCTTCCGGCAGAGGCTGTACCGGCGTCCCCGTCGTATCGTAGGGCTCACCAGCCGTGATCTCCCCCTCACTCGCCCCGGCCTCGCCTCCGCCAACCATCAGATCGATGGCGCAAGTGATCCCGTTCGACTCGGCGGTGATGGTCGTATTTCCGTTCGCGATCGAGGTCACGGTCGCCTGAGTATCCTCGTCTCCGGCCGAGACAGTCGCGATCGAGGGGGAAGACGAGGTCCAGTTTACCGGCCCAGGCGGGTGGGCGGGTGCGCCTTGAGCATCGGTATAGGCGACGGTCAGATCGACAGATTGTCCATTGCTAAGCTCGACCATGTTTCCTCTCCTTGTGAGCCGGCGTGTAGGGGGTTCCGGCCGTGATTGTCGCCGTCATTCCAGGCGCGTCCGGGTCGTAGAGCATCACCGGGTGATCGGTGAAGTAGGCGACAGCGTCATCGAACGGAATCGGAAAAATCATGGCGCGCTGGCCCTGCCATTGGCCGCAGACGAAGCTATCGTCGGGGGCCGCGACAAACGCCATCACCGAGCCTGAATAGAAAAGGGTAGCCGCTTCCTGGGGATCGAGTGCTTGGCTCATGATCGCCTCCGAATCCTGAAATACTGCCCGGTGTGAGGATGCTGGACATAGAACTCGCCGTCGGGAGCGCGGCGGGCGAGCCCATAGGGCGTCTCGATGTGATGCTGGACGGCACCGCCGCTCGCCCTTCTCTGTCGATCTGAGCCCGAGCTACTCGATCGCTGCGGCGCGGGCCGCGCCTTGACCTCTTGGATCTTCGCACGAGCCTGTTGCTGGCCCATGACGCGCTCGTGCTGCTGCGTGCGCTCGCTCATATGCTCTTCGTGCTGTCGACCGCGCTCTTCGCGCTGCGATTCGACCGCCTGCTCGCGCTGACCCATCCGATCTTCGTGCACGCGGTCCTGCTGAGCGTTCGCGGCGTCGAATTGTCGCTCCTGCATGCCCTGCGCAGCGTCGAATCGCTGCTGCTGCGCGCCCATGACGCGCTCGTGCATCTGATCGCGAGCGCCCATCTGCTGCTCATGCTGCTGATCGCGCGCATGGAGCTGATCTTCGTGTGCCCAACCTCCTCTCTCCAGATTCATTTCGTGCGCTTGGTCGCGCAATTGCTTCGCCGTGTCGTGTGCGCGATCGGCTTGAGCCTCCTGGCTCTCGTGAACCTGCTTTTGTTGTTCCATCTGAGGCTTTCTGGCCTCGTTCTGGGCCTGGAAACCGGCCGTCTTGGTCGCGAGCTGCTGCTTTTGCAGCGCCATCTTCGACGTCTCGATCTTGGTCTGGCTCTCGACCTGTTGCCGCTGCGCTTCCAGCGGAGCGTTTTGCTTGTCGAAAGCGAGCTGGCCGGCCCGCGTGTTCGCATCGAGCATCGCCGCCTGCCCGGTGAGCATCGCAGCCTGGGCTTTCGGGTCCGGCGGCGGGCCTTGCGGCATCGGATTGATGAACTGGTCCGGGTTCGAGAAGCCGATGCCGCGAATGCACATGCGGCGGATCACTGTGACGTTGAAGGCCCCTGGCTCATCCTTCGCCATTTGATAAAGGGCCGCGTTGCGCAGCATCCGTTGCAGATGCGAGGCCGTATTCGGGTCCGCGCGCGTGACAATTTCGCTCCGTTCGAGCGCCTGGAGAAAGACTTCCGAGTCCCAATTCCAGGCCTTGCGCTTGTTGGCGCGCCAGAACGCCTCGGGGTCCTCTTTGAAGCGCTCGCACAGGAGCTGAAGCTCGTCGCTTTGGGCTGCGCACAACCTCTTGTGCGTCGCCATCAAGGGCTTGATGGCCTGTTCGATCAGCGCCAGCGTCGTTCCGACCGGCGCGTCCTGGCGGCCCTCGCCGACCATGATCTCGGCCGTGCCGCCGAGGCTCTTGCCCTCCTGATTGAGCTGCTGAACGAAGCTCGTCCAGACCGCGTCCGGGGATTTGTACGGCATCCCCATCGCGACTTGCTGAATCGGGAGGCCTCCCGTCTCGACTTCGGCAGACCCCCCTGGCGGAATACGGAATATGTTGTTATTCTGTCTAGCGGCCCCTTTCGCAACTAGAAGGCCAGGGAAGTTGGCGAACATGCCAGCATCAACGATCTCTCGCCAAGCAGCTGTTATCCCGTTTGTAATATTACCAAGTAGATGGCTAAGGCCAATAGCATAAAAACCAAAGCCCCGGATGAATGGAAACTGGACGAAATACGTTTTTGGCAAACACATTTCGTCGTCTTCGTCCCAGTTTCTTCTGAGATCGAGGACTGTTCTTGTCTCTCGGTGTATGGCGACCTTATAGGGGACCGCAAGGCCGTCTGGTGATCCGTCGGTCTCATGCTCGAACCCCTCTAGGTCGAGTTCGCAGTAGGTTTCGAGGATCTCGTGATCGCGATCGTCCTGCTCCCAGGAGTCGAATTTGCGGATGCCTGAGATCTGCTCCGACTGCATCTCGGTCGGCGTCTTCTCGATGTACCCAGGTTCGCTCAAATCGCAGTCGCGATAAGCTCCGCAGAGCTGCATACGGCGTATCATCGACGGGCGCATGAACACCCGGTGCGTGATTCGGCCCGCGTCATAGATCGAAGTAGAGGAATTGTTGACGATTAGATCATCGCCGAATACCGCACGACTTACCGGCCTTCTAAGGATCGGGTCATGGTATATTTTCTTGAAGACACACCCATCGAGACCCACTCTGAGGAGCATCTGGTCCGTGTCGGGAACCCAAACCTTGTCGGTGGTGGTCAAGTAGTGATTGAGATCGTGCTCCAACGCACTGGAAAGCACGTCGAGGTCTTCAGTCGAGCCCGATGTGTCTTCGGAGACCTTGGCTGGCCCATCGCTGGGACACAACTCGGCGAAGGCATTGGCGCCGAATCTGATCACCGCTTCCGCCAATAGCGTCGCCCGGATCTGCGACTGGCCCTCAAGCGGCGCACTGCCGTCACTGCCGTTAGAACGCATCGCCTCGATGCGCAGGCCCATCAGCTCCATGCCGCGAGCGCGCGTATCGAGCCATTCGCGGCGCGATTCGTTGTCCTGATCGATGAGCCGAATCAGCTCGTCGGCGATCGAGTTGAGCTGGCTCTCGGGGAGCGATTCGGCGAGGTTGTCGCCGAACTCCGTATCCTCTTTCGCAATGCGCCTGGGACCGACGTAGACGATGACGCCGCCGTCTTCGGTCTCGATCTTGGTCGCGCGATCGTAGTCGATATCGCCGTCGTCCGCGTCGAGGTTGATGGTCTTCGGCGCGAAACGGCTCGCTAAGTCATCATAATCATCAGGACCGCCGTCGATGGGCGACGGCGGCAGCCTGATTGCGCCGAGTCCCCCCAGTCCAGCCACGGCGGACCTCCATTAAAGAGGTGGATTGTAGATCGGCGTCCCGCCGCTTTGTCCCGGCGGATCGTCCGCGAGAACGAGGTCTTGCTCCAGCAACTGCTTCTCGATCTCGTCATCCATTGGGTAGCAGATGACCAGGGTATTGTGCAGCCGGAACGCCGCGAACCATTTGTCCGGCGGATCCCCCTTTCTCTTCAGGCGGTGGCCGGCGCGGAACAGCTGACCGGCCTCGGCCGGGTCGACAACCTTCTCTTCGGGCGGCGGCTTGGCGTCGGGATCGTCAGGCTGGGGCTGAAGATCGCGCTGGGCGACGCCAGGACGGGCGGCCGGCGGCTGCGCCGGGTGGCGCGGTGGCTCTTGGCGCTCTTGGCGCTCGGGCTCACGTCTAGATTGCGTATGCTGCTGCTGCGAACGATGAGGAGGCTGTGCCATGGGAGTTCCTCGCCTACTTGCGGGCGGGGATTTCGCGCAGCGCTGGACGAGTTCGTCAAGAGGTTCGCTGGATCGTGACGACAAAAGCCTGTCCGCGAAAGCGGAAATGGACTGATCCGCCAGCCTTTCCGACGATCTCGACGCCACTCTGCGTCACGAGCTGGCCATGGATGAGATCGGCCCACGCGGCGAGCCCTTCGTCCACTGGCGGTGGCGGCGGCGGCTGAGTCGGTTCTTGTTCGTCAGCCATTCGGATCTCCATCGGTAAAGCCGAGAACGCCGAAGTCAGGAAGGACGACGATCCAGACCTCTTTCCATCCAATCCGATCGTCGGCGCCGTGGTAGCGCTTGACCGTCACGCTAGCGAGGCGCTCGGCAAGGCCGCGATTGAACGGCCATGTCTTCGCGAGATGGGCGATGAGTGCTTCGCGCGTCGACGGCAGCTCGACCATCGTCTCCATGCTCTCGGCGAGACCGCCGCGATGCTCGCGATAGAGCATCAGCGGCCGAGCGAAGGTTTCTTCGCCGCGCCGCCGATCGCCAGCGGCTTCGCGTGTCGCTGCGCGCGCGACATCTTGCCGCGCTTCACGCCGAGCTTGGTGGGCTGATTCGTGCCCTCCTTTAGCTCACCCGCCTTTTGCAGTGTGCTCGTCGCCACGGCCCACGGGTTCACTCCGGGGCTCGATTTCTTAATGGCTTTGACCGCCTTTTCGAGGATCGCGGGCATCGCTTATGACCTCAGTTTCGGGTCGATGTGCACCTTCGTGTCTGGCCCGATGGTGTGAGCCATCATCTTCTGCATATCGGCTTCCGTCGTGCCCGAAAAGATCAGGACATCGATCGGCAGCTCCATCTCCTTGCCGTCGATCTTGATGAATGTGTCGCCCGGTTCGGCGCGAAACTTATCCAAGTTGCCGAAGCTCAGCCCGATCAACAGCAGCTTGCGGTCGCCCAGCGTCGCGGTGGCTTTGATCAATGCCGCGCCCTCTTCATGATGCCATCGCCGATCTTCTTGGCGAGCATCAGGTCGATCAGATCGCGCGAATTGAGACAGGTGACCCGGTGCCACGCCTTGCGCTGGTCGGGCGAAGCGGCATCGAAGACCTCGCCAGCGATAGCTGTCATCGCCTCCTCGACCTTGCCGGTCTTCTGGTCGAACACGACCGGGCGGCAGCCAGGGCAGCCCTCGGGGTTGTGATCATCGGCGCGAAAGTCGCTCATAATTGCGCCTCTTCGTCGGCAAGTTTTTTGAAATGCGCGGCGATTGCCTCCATCATGGCGATCTCGCGCTCCTCCTTCGGACCGATGCCCCGTTTGGCGAACACGTTCTTGCGCATCGCCGCTTCACGCGCAGCGCACTTTTCCAGCTCACGATTCGTGAACTTCAATTGACGCCGCCCATCTGCCGGCGGACGTATTCCTGCGCAAAGCGCTCGCACAGCGCGGCGAAGAAGGCGCGCGGCGTGAAGAACTTCAAAAAGTCGCCAGTCGCGATCTCTTCTTCGGAACAGCAGATGATGTGCACCGGGCCGTCGCGCACGATCTCGCCAATGCCGTTGGTGAAGAACAAGCCTTCGGCCGTGTGCGAAACGCCGAGCTGGACGCCGTGCAGCTCGCCGATCTTAGCGGCGACCTCGTCGAGGATCGGCCGCACCTCAAACGAGCTGCGGACCTTACTCTGCTGGCGTAGCTGGTGCTCGCTCATGAGAGCCAATACTCCCCACCGTCTTCGATCTGGCCGGCCCATTGTTTGACCAACGCTGGATCGAAATTGTTGAGGTCGACCCAGCCTGCGCTCAGCGGGCGCGGCCACGCATGGTTCTTCAGATCGATCCTCTTCTCCATGTCGAGGATCGTATCGAGCCACTGCATCGGGATGTAGAGCGGCGTGTGACGCACGCTGATCGGCATGAGCGGCGCGACGCGAATCACCGCCGGCGCCGCGACGAGAGCTGCAAGCCCAGTGAAGAATCCGCGTCGTCCGATCTCGATCATGAGTCGCCCTTATCCTCCTTGAGCATCGCCACCTTCAGCTCAAGATCGGCGATGATCGCGTCCTTCGTCATCTCGCCGTCCTCGATCGTCGACTCGATCAGCTCGTCCAGCTCGTCCAGAAATACGCTCATGGCTCCGACCTCGCCCTCGAAATTTCAGCGTACTTGGCGATCATACCAGCCCGCCACGCCCGCACGGCGAACTCGGCAAGAAACGTCCCATCCGTGAGTTCTTTCGGCGTCGCGGCGATAATTTCTTCCCCGTCATTCGTGACCGGCTCGCCGTCCGCGTCGATGAAGATCAGGTGATCGCCAGATTCCTCGACTTCGATGTCCATCCCGATAACCCGGCTGACCGTCTTCAAAAGCCGGTTCAATCGTTCAACAATTTCACCAGTTTCGCTCACTTGGTTTCCTCCAAAAGGACGGGCGGCCCCATCGCGACATCCGGGGGGCGGGTTTCGCTCGCGAACCGCCCGAGCGGGACAGGAGGCCCGCTAATTTGCACGATACGCATAAAAACAAAACTTGCAAATGTCTCGCAATCACCCTATATAAGGGACGGGCGACCTACCGCCCGAAGGAGTCGAAATGAACAGAATCGTTGAAAACATCCGGGTCTATGACCGCCGGACGAAAGGGTACGTCTCGATCGACGTCGATGTCGAGGTCGACGTCCGCGCCCTCGCAGAGCAACTCGCGGTGAAGGCTTACAGCAACAAATCACGCAAAACCTCGCTCGCCTTCGGCAAGGTTCGGATCAGCGTGAGAGGCCCGAGCAAGGCCTAAACGAAAGGGCCGTCGCGTCTGCGGATTCGCGGCGGCCCCCGTCGTCAACAGGAGAAAGGCGACTCGGAACGTCGCCAACAGAGAGTTTACCATGAAAAAAGCAGTCGGATACTACCGGACCTCGTCCGCGACCAACGTCGGCGCGGACAAAGACAGCTTGGCCCGCCAGGAGGCCGCCGTCCGCCGCTACGCGGCGCACAACGACATCGAGATCGTCGAGGAATTTTACGATGCTGCCGTCTCCGGCGCCGATCCGCTCGACCAACGCGAGGGATTCCGCCGATTGCTCCAGCGCGTCACCTCGAACGGCGTGCGAATGATCCTTCTCGAAACCGCGAACAGGTTCGCTCGCGATTTGCTGATCCAAGAAACGGGTTGGCGGATGCTTCAACAACTCGGCGTCGAGCTGGTCGCCGTCGACAGCCCGAACGCCTTCCTCGACGACACGCCGACGGCGACGCTGATTCGGCAAATTTTGGGCGCCGTCGCGCAATTCGACAAGGCGCTGACGGTCGCCAAGCTGCGCGGCGCGCGCGACCGCAAGAAGGCCCAATTCGGCAAGTGCGAAGGTCGGCTGAGCTGGGCTCAGATGAACCCGGAAATGGTCAAGATCGCTAGCGATCTGCGCAAGACCGGCAAAAGCCTAAACGCGGTTCGCATGGCGCTGGAGAAGCAGGGTTTCGTCAGCTCGTCCGGCCGCCCGTTCACGCGATCAGTCGTGAGCCGGATGGTCGACGTCAAATGAAAGGGGGCGGCCGAAGCCGCCCCCACCTCGCCTTGCCGAGCCACGCGCCGCCGTGCCGGGACGTGCGTCGCCTCGCCACGCCAAGCCCTGCCGCGCAGGGCCGAGCATCGCCCCGCCGCGCTACGCCAAGCCGAGCCCTGCCTCGCCCGACCTCGCCGCGCCGCGCCGCGCTTTGCCTTGCGCCGCCACGCTAAGCCCCGCCTAACCGTGCCCCGCCCGGATAAGCCTCGCCTTGTCTTGCCCCGCCACGCGCTGCCGTGCCTCGCCGAGCCAAGCCGAGCACCGCCCAGCCCGCGCCGAGCCGAGCCGTCCCGCGTCCAATCAACAAACAATCCTCGCCTCGCAGAGCCGTGCGTCGCCTCGCGTCGCCTTGCCCCGCCTTGCCCGACCACGCCACGCCGTGCCAAGCCGCGCCTAGCATGGCCGGGGCCTGCCGAGCCCAAACCACGCCGCGCCTCGCAAAGCGTAGCCTTGCCCAGCCCTACCGGGCCGTGCCACGCAAGGCCCCGCACGGCCTCGCCGCGCCGAGCCCTGCCCTGCTGTGCCGAGCACCGCCATGCCGTGCCGCGCCCTGCATCGCGCCGCCTCGCCAAGCCTAGCCGAGCCTCGCCTAATCAATAAAATATCCCTCGCCTCGCAAAGCCGCGCCGCGCATTGCCACGCCGTGCCTCGCCATGCCATGCCAAGCCCCGCTCCGCATGGCCCCGCCTTGCACAGCCGCGCCGCGCCGGACCTTGCCTCGCCCAGCTCGGCCTAGCCCAGCCGTCCCGCGTCCAATCAATAAAATATCCTCACCTTGCCGCGCAGTGCGCCGCCCAGCCGAGCCAAGCAGTGCTAAGCCCAGCCGCGCTCCGCCAAGCCGAGCCCTGCCTAGCGACGCCCAGCCCTGCCCGACCGCGCGCTGCCGCGCCCCGCCGAGCCACGCCATGCCCTGCCGTGCATCGCTAAGCTGCTACGTCGATCGCCTGTTCCACGACCGCCCAATGATCAACGCGATAGCGCCCATACGGACCCTTCCGCGCCGGCCGAAAATCGCCGAGCCCCACCCGCTTCCCGGCGTCGTCGACAATCGACCGGAAGATCCCAGGTCCGAGAATGCTCGTGTCGAGCTGGACCGTAAATTCCAAGCGCCAATCATCGAACATCGGCCGGTGCGCGAGGATTCGCCCCTTGGTTGCCGGAATAACGACCGGCCTCGTGTCGACTTTCCACGCCTGTTTGTGGATCAAGGGGATTTCGGCGCCCTCGATATCGACACAAGCGAACATCATTGATTCTTCTTTGGTCGTGATTTGTTTTTTTCCGACTTTGTGAAACTTGCCGCCATCGACAAGGCTTCTCAGAAGGTTGGGTTGCGGGATTATCAGCTCGCCGTCGAGCCCCCGGTAGAGCTTGCTGTCGCAAATATCGAGAGGTGTTCTGCGTTCGGCGCCCGCAGAACTGCCGCGTACTCCGCCGGACGCTATGATCGCCGCTTCATCGCTGAATCGATTGCAAATTAGCGGCGTCACGCCGGTTATATGAACCAATATTTCCACTTTTCGACTCTCCTTGCCTTACAGCGCCTTGCGACGCCCCAGCCATGCCGTGCAGGGCCATGCCACGCCCCGCCTTGCCATCCCTGGCCAAACCCTCGCCTTGCAGCAACTGCAATTTGCATGAACTGCAAGATTGGGTCAAGCTGGAGCTATGATCACCGTCATTGACGTCTTCCGCCGCCTCAAAGCTCAAGCCCGTCAAAGAAGAGACCTGGGCCGTCGGCGCCGCCGTCCGCGACCGATATCAGGAGATCTACGGCTCACTGCCCGTCAAGGACAACCGGCCAAAGACCAACGGCGCTGGCACCCATTGCTTCGCGCTCTATCCGGAGACGTTCGAGCCGATCATCGAGCAAGTGATTGGCCGGATGAAGATCGCCCGCGACGCGCAAGGCGACTTGTTCGATAGCTAACTGGTGCCCAAGGAAGGAATCGAACCTCCGACGCCATGGCCTTCGACCATGCGCTCTACCAAACTGAGCTACCTGGGCGATCTCTTGGAATAAGCACATCGAGCGCGGCCTCGAAAACCTCGTCAGCCTCCTCGGGGCTGGCGCACTCGGCGACGATCCGATCGGCGATAATCTTCAGCAGCCAGGACGTCGGCCATTCCGGCTCAATGAGGAAACGGGTCATGTCCATTGCGCAATCGCCTCGGCCAGCTGCCAGAGCGCCGTCCAAACGAGCGCATTAACCAGAAGCACAATCGCGATCCTCATTGCGGCTCCCTCGGCACCGGCAGCCGCGCCGCCCACCGGGCCGTCAGCGCCGCCCCTTCGACGATGGTCTTGCACTGTTCGAGCACTTCCTGCGCCTCGGAAGGCCGCTCCTCGATCATGTACCGCGTCGCGCGGCCAAGAAGCGCGTTCGCCTCCTTCATCCGCTCGCCGATCTGACTGACCGCACTGTTGTAGTTCGCGTCGCGTCTCATCGGGGCTTCCCCGCAACTTCGATCACCGGGATCTCGGTCCACTCGACGTCGCCCTCGCGCCGGATCTCGACCCGGAAAGCCTCCCGCGCGAATCGCTTCGATCGCCCCTGGCCGAGCATCGCGGTTCAGCTCGGCCCAGCTGTAATTGACCACCCGGATGTCGACGATCGGCCGCGCCTCCTCGATTGCCATCCCAGCAAGGACTCGGTCGACGTGTTTCTTAGTCATAGGGCTCCAGCTGGTCGATGAAGGCGAGCAGGCGCTCCTCGCCCAGGCACAACCATGCCGGATCATTCATAGCATGAAATGCAAATGCCGCCTTCGCTCGATCGAGATCGCCCGCCTCCCGCAGCAAGACCGGCCACAGGACGTCCATGTCGACCATCCGCTGCCGGCGGCGCCACCACATCACGACCAGCGCCCAGATTCCCACCTAAACCCCCCTTTTAACCGCAGCCGTTTTATGCATGTCACTTTTTTCTCCCACGATGGAGGTGGACAAATTTGCTAAACCGACCTCGCTTTTCGCGTCGGTTTAGCAAATACTCCCCCAGCAGGGTGGCGATAGCGTCCTCAAGACGTGTCCACCGTTCCAAGCGAGATGAAGATTCGGTCCGCCCACGCGCCTGTCGGATGGACTGAAGGGGCCGGCTCCGGCGCTGGAGCCGGCCCCGCCCCGTCGACGATGTCGACGATGTCGATGATCTTCAAACGCCCTTCAAACGCCCTTCAAACGCCGAAAGGGGTAGGAACAAACCGTGAGTCACGGTCATAAACGAGGATCAGATCGGGTACAGGGGCATCGGCGGCAGCGGCGACGCCATCAGCTCCGCATATTCCTCCATCTGAACCTCGGTGCTCTTCTTCAGCAAGCCCCGATCACGCAGCCACTTCAGCGCTTGGCAGATGGAATCGGGGATGTCGTCATGTTTGCCCTTCGGAAACGAGGCGCACTGCGACATCGCCAGCTCGGCCCAGTCGCGCGGCCAAACCGCCCCGTTCGTCTGCGTCTGACCTGGGCACCAGATGACCCCCTTGCGCACGCTCCCGTCAGCCTGCTCTTCACCCCAAAGGTGAGAGAGCGCGTTCGCCCGCGAAACCTTGTCCATGTTCCCAGGATCGATCCGCTGCACCGCGAACTCCTCGTCCCGCGTCAGCCGCTGGACCTCCTGCGCGACCGAGATCCCCGACCCCTTCAGCTCGATTAAGAGCCGATCGACCTTCAATTTTCTGCAGCTCTTGATCAGCTCCTCGACCAGCTCGTTCAACGGCAGCCGCCGCTGCCAGCAGGCCATAAGCATGGCTTGCTGCACCCCTTTATGGTTCGTCCAGATCCCGAGCACGGTGAAAGCGCTGTAGTCGTTCTCCTGCTTCTCGCCAAACGCCGGGTCCAGCGAGCCCAGGATCAGGTCCATGTCAGGGTATTGCGATTCGTTGCGCCCATAGGTCACCGCGATCCCGCGATGCCATAGCTCCCAGCCGGTGTACGGAAACACCCCGCCGCCCCGAGGCGAAGGCCGCTGCTGATACTGCCCCGCGTAAGCCCACCGATCCATGTCCCGCTTAAGGTTCTCGACCTCCTGCCGGCCCCAGCGCTGCGGGAACAACAACTCGCCCTCCGAGCGCCGCCAGTCCGAAAACCCGATCGACGTCTCGCAGTGCCGCCCGCTCTCGTACTCCATCGGCAGAACCAGCTGCACATAGTCCGGCATAAATTCTTGGATCACCCCGCTGATGTCCGCCTCGTGCAGCCGCTGCATCACCACAACGATCGCGCTCTTCGCCTGATCGTTGAGCCGATTCACCGCGCTCTCCCGAAACCGCCGCGTCGCCTTCTCCCGGTCGTTCGGGCTCTCCGCCTTCTCCACACTGTGCGGGTCATCCAGAATCAATCGATCGCCGCGCCTGGATGTCAGACTGGAAAACGCAACCCCGTCCCGCGTCCCCGTCAAAGTGTTCTCAAAACTCAGCTCGCCACCCCGCGTCAGCTCCACATGCGGCCAGTGCCGCTGATACCAATCACTGGTGACGAGGAGCCGCATCTTGCGAACGTCCCGAACACACGCGCTCTCCGCAAACGACGAACTGATGTATCGATAGCTGGTAAGACCCCTCGGCCCCCATTCCCACGCCGGCCAAAACACGCTCACCAGCAAACTCTTCGCCGACCCAGGCGGAACATTGATCAGCAGCCGCGTAATCATCCCGGCAGTGACAGCTTCAAGGTGCTCGCACACCGCCTCAACCAATGCGCCCTTAACGAACGGCATCCTCGGTTCAAGGATCGGCCACGCCGCCTCAACAAAATCAACCAAACTAGTCCGGCACCGCTCCCGAACCGTCGACACCGACGCCGACGCCTCCATCGACGAGATCCCCAGTTCCCTTCTCATCAATTCCGCCACTACCGCCTCGTGGCTCGGTAGATTCGACTGTTTCCCCATCAATCAAAACCGGATGTCGCGCCAAGGGCCGCAACGCCCTCTCTAACTCAATCAATTGCGCCACACTCAGCCTTGTCAAATCCGGCCCCGC